GCAGATGAACCGTACACCGCCTTGGTGGGCTCCCCCCACTTTTCGCCCGCCTGTGACCACTGCTACGCGGCGCGCATGGCCTTACGCCATGGCGGAAATCCCAGCTTGCCCTGGTACAAGGGCTTGGCGGTTATGACTCCGCAAGGTCCGCGCTGGACGGGAGAAGGACGCTGGATCGATCACGTTTTGCCCAAAGCAGCGCTACGGCTGTATAGTGTCCGCAAGCCTCTGCGCATTTTCCACGGCAGCATGACCGACATCGCCCACGAATCGGCGACCGTGCAGCATCTGGCAAACGTGCTGGCCTTTGCCGACGCCCTGCCGCAGCACACGCACATGCTGCTCACCAAGCGGCCGCATCTACTCAAGGAGCGCCTGGAGGCATTGCAAGGACCTGGCTTTCAGGACCTGTGGGATGCAGCGCGCAGGCCGCTGTATGATGCCTTCCGCAGTGCCTCACGCACTGTTTCAAAATACAACCGCAGTAGCCGGAAAGAAATGGACCTCCTGCAGAAGGCAGAATGCATTGGGGTTATGGGGGCCTACACAAAGTTTCCCCTCCCCAACGTCTGGCTTGGCGCCACCATCTGGGATCAGCCCAGCGCCGACCGCGCCGTGCCCATTTTGCTTTCCACCCCGGCGGCCAAGCGCTTCGTCTCCATCGAGCCCATGCTTGGTCCGGTGGACCTGTGCCATGTGTGCGACCCCTCTTGGCGTGAGGACGCACCTACAGGTGGAGGCCCATGGGATAACACAGTCAACGGCCTGCGCGGGACGATCAACGATAGCCAGTTCGGCCATTACTACAACAAGCTCGATTGGGTCATCTGCGGCGGCGAGACCGGCCCCGGCGCGCGGCCCATGCATCCGGACTGGCCGCGCAGCCTGCGGGACCAGTGCCAAGACGCTGGCGTGCCCTTCTTCTTCAAGCAGTGGGGAGAATACGGCGAACGCAACGTACCGGGAAATCATGAAGTCTACTGCTATGCTCGTCGCAACTTCATTGCAAATGAACCCATCGGGCACGAGTGGAACCCTGACGGAAAGTTCATGGCCAAGTGCGGCAAGGCCAAGGCTGGCCGCCTCCTCGACGGCCGGACCTGGGAGGAGGTGCCCGCATGAATGCCCTCGACCTCATCATGCTGGAGCTGACCCACGCCCGCGCAAAGCACACGACGTTCGCGCACAGCGATAACCAGACCGTGACCGTGCTGACCAGCGAGGTGGGCGAGTACGCCTCGGCCGTGCTGCGCGGAGACGTGCAAGGCCAGCATGGAGCCATCCGCGAGGCCGCGCAGGTCGCCGCCGTGTGCATCCGCGCGATTGAGTACTGGACCGGCCGTCCGGCTCCAAAGGACCGCACCTGCGGCAACTGCGGCCGCAACAATGACTCCTTCATCTGCGCCGGCGGCCACGATTGCGAGGGCGGCCGCTACAACTGCCAGGACTGGACGCGTAAGGAGGCCAACCGTGGAGAATGAAGGACTGTGCCCCCGATGTGGTGAAATTGAACCTTACGGAATGGATTGCGGCTGTCCCTTGGAACCCTGCTTTGCACTGCGCCAAACGCAGCCCGCCCCCGCGCAGCTTCTGGAAGAGGTAGAGAACATCATCAGGTCGTGGAAAATGGATGAAGAGGACACGGCGTGGCTACTGCGTCAGTTTACCGCCCTGTCCCGGCGCGTGGCGGAGCTGGAAGACAAGGTGACGAACCGTGATGCGCAACTCGTGACGCAGGCAGGCGCGCACATGTTGGCCATGGCAGGGGTGCGTTGTGACCTTTCCTCCGAGCGTGCCAAATCCGCCCGCATGGGGCACAAACTCCAGCGCGTTGGCCTGCACCTTGCTGAGATACTGCGAAAGCTGCGCAAGGTGGAAGGGGAACGGGACTGCCTGCGGGAGAAATGGGAGGCGGCGGAGAAAACCATTGCTCGCGTCCAGGCAGACAGAGACGATTTGTTGCGCGAAAAGACCGTGGCTGCCCGAGAGACGCGCGCCCTGCTGCTGCTGGGGGTGCACAATGGATAGCTATTGCTGGACCTGGACCGTCGCCGGCGGAAAGCCGCAGACGGAGGTATTCCCGACTCCAGACCAAGCGCTACAAGCAATGAGCAAACGCCTTGGAAAGGAAGCCTCGCTCAATGAGCTTTGGGAGATGGGCATGGCATTGGCTCTAGTGACGGTCGATGTGCACGTACACATGGTGTTGCAGCCGATCACTCCAGAGGAACTGCCGATGGAGTCCGAAGGCTTGAACTCATGATCCCGCTCATCTGGACAGCGGAAACACCGACCACGCCCGGTTGGTATTGGTGCGGGCCGGTTAAAAAAAACGTCATGAGTGTTGTTCAGGTGCGCCAAGTTGATGGTGCCCGTACTCTCTATGCCGTTGCTGGAGATTGGCGGCAGCCTATCTCCAAAATTGAAGCGTTGTGGGCCGGGCCAATACCCGAGCCGGAGTATCCAATATGACCAGCATCACCGCGGGCGACCGCATCTTTTCGCGCCGGCACAAGAGCGGGGAGATCCAAGTGGACGTGGCCGGCAGCAAGACGCTCATCGGCCGCATCATCCGCAAGGACGGCACGCCCGGCGCGCGCGAAGTGGTGGTCGACGTGGCGGATGTCAGCCACATCTGGCCATTTTTGCCCGGCGTAGCCGGGATTGGGGCGTGAGATGCTGCGCAACATCCAGGTCATAATGCTTTTCATCGCCTGCCTGCTGCTCGCCTTGCCGCTGATGGTCTTGGCCAAAGCCTTTGGCCAGCAGCACCGCGTCGGGCCGTGGCTGGTGCGCGGCAAGTACTGCATTCTCCGGTTACTGAAGGAATGGAAATGAGCACAAATCGTCTTCGCATGGGCCTAGGCCCTGGCGCTGATACAAATGATGAAAGAGAGAAGATAGGGAAAGATGATGGAAGACCAAATTAAAAGCCCGACCATGACCGTTCCAGAGGTTTGCAAGGCCTTGCGTCTTAACCGTTCAACGGTGTACCGACACAGTCAGACACTAGGCGGGGTAAAGGTCGGAAAGGCTTTGCGATTCTCCCGCGCGTTCATTGAAAGCGGAATATGGAGGAAAGCAAGTGGCTTACAGAATGAAGAGCGGCCGCTTCCGGGCGGTCAAGATGATATCCGGAAATCGGCGGACGGCGACATTCGCCACCAAAACGGAAGCCAGGCAGTGGGAGGCCGCCCAAAGCGCAGAGGCATGGGCGCGCGAAGCGTCCCCGATCCTCACGGCATCTTCGGCGGCGACACAATACCTTGATGACGTGCAGGCCCGCATGTCCCGGCAGACCTACATCGAAAAGCAGTCCGTCTTCCGGCTGCTTTTTCGGTTTATATCCGTGGACATCCCGATAGAAGACATCGGAGTGGGGCAGTCCATGGCGTTTCTATCGGCGCAATTCAAGGCGCGTGGTGGAAACGCCGCCAACGGCGACCGCAAAAACCTGTGCGCGTGGTGGTCATGGAGCGTGGAACAGCTCGGCGTGCAGGCGCCTTGTCCATTCTCGCGGGTGAAGAAGTTTCCAGAAAATCGTCATCCGCGCATAGTCGCCCAGGAAACTGGCCTGCGCAAGATTCTGGATGAGGAAACGGGACAGATGCATTTGCTGCTGCTTACGATGCTGCACACTGCGGCAAGGGCAGGCGAGACGTTCCGGCTGCGCTGGGATGACCTGGACTTTGAGCGCCGGACGGTGCGTCTTTGGACGCGCAAGCGCAAAGGTGGGGGAGAGGAGTTTGACCTTGTACCCATGACGGAGGAATTGGCCCAGGCCATGCTTGAGCATAAGAAAAACGCGCGCAGCGTATTTGTCTTCACCCAAGACAACGGGCAGCCGCTTCACCATGACCTGGACATCATGGACAGGCTTTGCAAAAAACATGGGGTTCCGCGCTTCGGGTTCCACGGAATTCGTCACCTGACCGCAAGCATGCTGGACGCGGCGGGCAAGCCGCTAGCCCTTATCCAGGCTGTTTTGCGACACAAAAGCGCCACAACAACAGCAAAATACCTGCACTCCCTTCGGGGCGCCAGGGCAGAGCTTGACGATGTGTTCCGTGGAGCAGAAAAGAAGGCCCAAGAGGGGCAACTCTTGAGCCTTCAAAAAGTGTTTGGCGCATAGATTAGCACACGAGCCAAACATAAAAACAGGGAATATAACCATAACCATTTGTTTTCATTGGTGCGCCAGGAAGGATTTGAACCATCGACCGACGGCTTAGAAGGCGTTTCCCTTTCCTTCGCCATGGGCCTGCCGCCCAAAGACGCCATAAGCTACCTGGAGTCCAAGGGGGCCAAGCTCACCTTCAACTGGCACGACGTATGGCACGAGGCCCAGGCCAAGGCCTTCACCGTCACCAATGTGGCCCGGCTGGACGTGTTGGAGGACATTCGCGGCGCGCTCAAAACCGTCCTGGCCGAGGGCAAGACGCAAAAGATGTTCGCCAAGGACCTGGAGCCCGTGCTGCGCGCCAAGGGCTGGTGGGGCAAACGAACCGAGACGGGCGCGGACGGCAAGGAAAAGACCATCGCCATGGGCAGCCCGGCGCGGCTCAAGCTCATTTACCGCCAGAATATGCAAACCGCCTACATGGCCGGGCGCTACAAGCAAATGCTGGAGAACGCGGACAACCGCCCCTGGTGGCGCTACAGGGCCGTGCTGGACCAGCGCACCCGCCCGGCGCATGCCGCGCTGGACGGCCGTGTGTTCCGCTATGACGATCCGTTTTGGGGCTCGCACTACCCGCCGCTTGATTGGCAGTGCCGCTGCCGTGTGGAGGCGCTGTCCGACGTAGGCCTGGCGCGCGAGGGCATCTCCCCGGAGAGCGGCGAGGGCCGCATGGTGCAGCGCAATGTGGACGTTGTGGACCGGCGCACGGGCATTGTCACCACGCGCCAAGTCACGGGCTATCGCAACGGCACGGGGCCGGACGCGCCCACAGTTTGGACAGGCCCCGGATTTAGCTACAACCCCGGTGCGGCGGCCTACGGGCTGGACATGGAGGCCGCACGTAGGCTTTCGCTGGTGCGGGATACCAGCCTGCGCGCCCAGGCCGTGCAGGCGCTCAACGGCAACCCGGCCCGGCAAACGGCGTGGGAGGACTTCGCCCAAAACGTTCTGGACACCCGGCGTGGCGGCGTGGCCCAAGCCCAGGTGGCGCACTTCATGCGCGGCGAGGTGGCGGCGGCCGTGCGCGAGGCGGGCGGCGAGCCCGTGCAGGTGGTCACGGCCAGCGCCAAGCGCCTGCTGCACGCGGACAGCGCCAAGCACCGTCTTATGGGCACCGCCCCGGCGCGCGCGGACATCCTGCGCCTGCCCGCGCTGCTGGACGAGGCCACGGCCGTATTGTGGGACGCGGACAACGCCAACCTGGTGTACGTGTGCCCGAGCAACACGCCGGGCCGCGTGCTCAAGGTGGTGGTGGACGTGCCCATGCGCCCCAAGGACGCCAAAGGCCTGGCCAAGTTGGGGCGCTTCGATGCGGTGGTGAATGTGATGGAGGTGGAAGAAGTTGGCATGCGGCCCGTTGGCGGCTCACTGCTCAAAATACTGTGGTCAAAAGAATAACCCCGTGGGGGCGGACTTGCACCGCATACCGGGTGGAGCCGAGGCTCCATCCGCCCGATTACTACCAGCTTCGGGTACGCCCACGGGGTCAAGAAAAAAATACGCATGATTGAAATCGAAGTCAACATAACCAGCCTTGCAACGGGCCTCACGCGCCTGGCGGAGCTTGGCCGCAACATGACGCCGCTGACGCGCGACATCGCGGAGATTATGAAGGGCGGGGTGGACCGCGCTTTTAAGGACGAGGTGAACCCGGAAACGGGCGAGCAGTGGCACCCGCTTTCCCCGGCCACGCTGGCCCGCCGCGCCAAGGCCGGGCACACCGGCTCTATCCTCCAGGTATCCGGCCAGCTGGCTGCCAGCATCCAAAGCGAATACGGCCCGCACCACGCCACTGTGCTCACCAGCGACGTGCGCGCCCCCACGCACCAGTTTGGGGCCAAGAAGGGCAGCTTCGGCACGGGCAAGCGCGGGACGCGTCATGGTGGCCGTAGCAATGCGCGCAACTACACCGCGCGCGGCGGGGCCACTGTGGGCGGCTGGCTCTCCGGCCGGGCACAGGGCGGCAGCATGCCCCTGCCCTGGGGCAACATCCCGGCCCGCCCCTTTCTGGGCATCGGCAAGCCGGAGGAAGCGGAAATTGAGGGGAGCGTGAAAAACGCTGTGAGGCGGGCGCTAACGGGGGGGTAGGTGCGCGGGGTAGGCGTGGGTATGCGTTAGGCTATTGCGGAAGTTCTAACGGGGTGCTAACGCTGACATAAGGTAAATCATGTCTTCCATGGCGCATCATTAACCTAACGAGGTCCCTATGGCCGGAAAAAACAATGCACGAGCAAAAGAACTGAAAAGAAAAAGGAGAGAGGCAAGGAAGATTAAAGAAGAACAATGCGCAATTCCGAACTATGCGAAAAGGCTGTTTAAACCTATTGTCGATGAATCAAAACATTCTAAAGATTACAAGGTTGTCACCCAAAGGGGATATGTCCCCGCGGCACAAATGATGGAAAAATGTTTTAAACATTTCAATGATAAAGACGGAAATTTTGTAGAACAGTTCCAAACAACAGGATTCAGCCCACGATTGTGGGAGTTGTATCTTAATACATTCTTTGTCAGTGAAGGATTTTCAATCGATGGTTCAATGGCATCCCCTGATTTCTGTTTGTCAAAAGCAGATAGTACAATATTTGTTGAGGCTGTAACAACAAACAAGTCCGAGACTGGGCATCTTGCTAACATTGAAATTGGCAATTCGTTCGAAGAACAACGAAAGTTTCACATTGCCCAAATGTCCAAAACGCTCTGGTCTAAAGTTCAAAAAAAATATTGGGACAAAGATCACGTGAAAGGGTTGCCACTTATATTTGCACTGGAATGCTTTCATGATGAAAAATCGCTATTGTGGAGTGATTCTCCATTGATAGACTATTTGTATGGGAAGTCATTTTCATGGCATCGAGACGAGAACAATCAGCTAGTCATAGAGAACAGCGACGAAACATCGGTTGATATTGGAGGTAAACCAATCCCCTCAGGGCTATTTAACCTTGAAGGGACAAGAAACATTTCTGCTGTAATTTTTAGCAATAGTGCAACGGTAAGCAAATTTCTGCGTATGGGAAAACAGAAATGGCCTAAGTTTCCACATGTGGTAACCCGCATGGGGACTAGTTATAAACATGACAAAAATGCAACGACACCAGACCTTTTTCATTACGAGGTCGGGAATTTTGATTCTCCCAAAGAATCATGGGGGAGTGGATTGACAGTATTCCATAACCCAAACGCATCTTTTCCCCTCGACCCGATGCTGTTTCCTGATTTACCGCAGGGGTATTACCGGGATGGCAACTTTGTAATGGTAGGCATCCCGCCATTCCATCCGATGACTTCAATTACTACTGTGAGAACATAAGTCCAATTCGTTTTGATCCTGATTCACGGAATCATTCGAAATGTGGGGTGGAATGCCCTACTGAACCCTTTCCTCCTGTCTCGCACCCGCCTGCCACCGTAAAACCGGTGGCATGAAGCGCAAGCACCCCGACCCCACACAGAACGTCGCCTCCCTGACCATGCCCCTTTCGGGGGGCGTGGCTTTGGGCGTTGGCGCGTCGGCCGGTTCCGATATGCCGCCAGGCATGAACGCCCAGCTCTTCCCCGACGGCAGCTTTGCCGCGCGCGACGGCCGCCCGGCCAGCATCACCGAGGGCGCGCTTTCCGCCTGGCGCATGGATGCCTCCATCGCCGCCGCCCTCACCGCCCAAATAGCCGAGCGCGCCACCCCGCTTGCCGTGGACTACGAGCACCAGCTGCTCCTGGCCAAGCAAAACGGCAAGCCCGCGCCCGCTTCCGGGTGGGTGACGCGCGTAACCTACACGCCCGGGCGGGGCCTCTTCGCCGCCGTCAGCTGGACCGCCAAGGCGGCCGGGCACATTTCCGCCGACGAATACCGCTACATCTCCCCCGTCTTCCGCTTCCCCCCAGACACCGGCGCGGTGCTCCAAATTTTGAGCGTCGCGCTCACCAACAACCCGGCGCTGGACGGCATGGACGCCGTGGCCCTGGCCGCGCTGTTCCCTTCAACCACTACTACGGAGGATTCCATGGACAAACTGTTGGAGCGTCTGCGCTGGCTGCTCAACCAGCCCGTTACCGCAGGTGCCGCCGAGATCATGGCAGAGCTGGACAAACTCAAGGCCCAGCTTTCCGGGGGCGACGCCGCCGCCGCCAGCGTGGACCTGCTGGCCCTGCTGACCGAGGCCAAGGACAAGGACGCGCGGATTGCCGCCCTCACCGACCACGCCGCCAAACTGGCGGATGCGCCGGACCCGGCCAAGTACGCCCCGGTGGCCGCCCTGGTCAGCTTGCAGCAGGCCAACGCCTCGCTTTCGGCCAAGGTGGAGGCGCTGGCCAACGCGGGCAAGCGTAGCCAGGTGGACGGGCTCATTCAGGCCGCCTTGGCCGACGGACGGCTCACCGCCGGGCTGGAGCCCTGGGCGCGCGCCCTTGGCGAAAAGGACGAGGCCGCGCTCACCGCCTACCTTTCCGCCGCCGCGCCCGTGGCCGCGCTCACCGCCATGCAAACCGCCGGGCTTCCCGGCGGCCGGGCCCCGGATGCGTCCGGCACCGCCGCGCTTTCCACCGAGGAAGCCTATGTGGCCGACCAGCTCGGCCTCACCCCAGAAGCGTTCAAGAAGTCCAAGGAGGGCAAATAATGGCCATCATCACCCCCGCGCTCCTCACCGCGCTTATGACCGGCTACCGGTCCGAATATCAGCGCGTGTTCGGCGAAACCCCCACGGAGTGGAACAAGCTGGCCACGCTTGTGCCCTCCAAGTCCAAAACCAACACCTACGGCTGGCTTGGCCAGTTCCCCAAGCTTGTGGAATGGGTGGGCTCGCGCACGATTAAGCAAATGGCCGCCCACGGCTACGCCATCACCAACAAGCTGTATGAGGGCACGGTGGAAGTGCCCCGCACGGACATTGAGGATGACGAGATCGGCGTCTACATGCCGCTCATCGGCGAAATGGGCCGCGCGGCCAAGACCCACCCGGACGAGCTGACCTTCGCCCTGCTCAAGGCCGGCGGCGCAACCCTTTGCTTCGACGGCCAGTACTTCTTTGACGCCGACCACCCCGTGTACCCCAACGTGGACGGCACCGGCGCGGCGGAGAGCGTGGCCAACTATCAGGACGGCACCGGCGCGGCCTGGTACCTGCTGGACTGCTCCCGTGTGCTCAAGCCCGTCATCTTTCAGGAGCGCACCAAGCCCGAACTGACCAGCATGACCGACGCCAAGGACGAGAAGGTGTTCGACACCGACGCGTACCGCTACGGCGTGCGTTACCGCTGCAACGTGGGCTTCGGCTTCTGGCAGCTGGCCTACATGAGCAAGGCGGAGCTTACGGCCGACAACTTCAACGCCGCATATGCCGCCATGTGCAGCTTCAAGGGCGACGGCGGCCGTCCGCTGGGCATCAAGCCCACGCTGCTGGCCGGGTCGCCGTCCTTGCGCGCCAAGATTCTGGAAATCACCAAAAGCACCCGCCTGCAAAACGGACAGGACAACATCAACCAGGGCGTGGTCGACCCGCTCGTGTCGCCCTGGCTGGCGTAAGGAGGCGCGCACCGTCATGCCCAACGTCATCCGCATCAAGACCGTGCCCACCGCCCTTTCATCGCATGGGGCCGGGCGCTTCTGCCGCTGCGGCCGGTGCTTCGGCCCCGTGGCCCAGGACTTCGCCGAGGGCGACTTCACCCAGGCGGAGCTGGCGCGTTTGCGCGCCGAGCCCATGCTTGCGGTGGAAATCATCGCCGCCCCGGACAAGCCGGCGGACAAGC